AACAGTACGAAAAAGCATACAAATGTTTTGAATTTATTGGACCATCTCCTATTGATTTTGACACTAAAATGTTGTATGGTGAATGCGTTTGGGATGAATTATGTAATTTTAGTATTAAAAATCAATTGAAACACGGCAAAACAAAAATTGGTATTATATTCAACACAGACCCACACAATAAACCAGGACAACATTGGATTTCCATGTTTATCAATATTAAGAAAAAACAAATTTTCTTTTTTGATAGCACTGGTGACAAACCATCTCCTGAAATCATGGTATTGGTTGAACGAATCAAGAAAGAGGGTATGAATATGACACCAAAAATAATATTCCATTTTGATAGTAATGAAGGTATTGAACATCAATACGGCAATACTGAATGTGGTATGTATTCTCTTTTCTTTCTTGTTCACATGTTGGAAGATAAATTAACATCCCATTATCTAAAAACACACGTTCTAAAGGACAAATACATGGAAAAATTTCGAAAAATTTATTTTAATGATTCATTGAATTAGACAAGAGATTTTAGAAAAAGACAAGAGATTTCAGAAAACAAGTTTTAGTAATACTGAAGAAAATGGTCTAAAAACAATAAATACATTTCTTTAGATAAATATATGAGTTCTTTTTTGTCAAAATTTAATGTGGACATGATGTGGGATATTATTAGTGAAAGTGTATTGTTTAATTCATTGTCATCTTTTAACAAACAAAATGTACATGTAATGTTTCAAAATAATCTTGATAAATTTCAAGACCAAAATATTGTAAAAAAAGATTTATTGACATTAAATAAACAATTCATCACTTTTATTATGGATAAAATAAAATTATTTACAGAAGATAATAGTGCCTTTAAACAGATGAAAGAAAACTTTGATAATGATTTCAAAATTAAAATCCCTACTAAACCTGTGTTTCAAGAAAAAAATGTTGATGAACCTATTCTTGAAATGGAACTCAAACTTAAAGAAATCAAAGCAAAAAGAAACTACGAAATTCAAGAAATTAAACATGATACAAATGAAGGAAAACAATGGTTGAAACCACAAGAAACTTCTATGAAACAAAAACCCATGTCGGATAAATCCAATTTGAATACATCCATGTTAGATTCTTATTTGGTTAATGAAAACAAAAATGTTTCATTTATTGATTTTCAGAGAGAAAATGATGCAATGCATTCACACGATGATTTCAATATTTTAAAAAAATTGAAAAAAATTGACATTGTTTCAATGAATAAAAACGATAAAATGGATAAAATGGATAAAATTGATAAAATGGATAAAATTGATAAAATAGATAAAATGGATAAAATGGATAAAATGGAAGAAGAAATTAAACAAATCAATGCTAAAATTGACAATATATTGTTACTATTGAAAGAAAAAAAATGAAATAATTATTATCCGATTATATGATTGTACAAAAATGTTAGACTTGTTGATTTTCGTTATTTTACTTTGTTATGTTATTTCTCTACACACAATATTCATCAAAGAATGTGAACTGCTGAAAGAAGTTGTTTTGAGAGAATTTAGATCGACTGAAAATAAAGTAAGAGAATTTATCTTGAAAGATACAAAAATAAGAGAATTTGTTTTGAGAGATTTTATTTTGAGAGAATTTATTTTATTAGAAAAAATAAAGTCTGATGATATTTTGAGTAAATTTTCTCCAATTGATTTTATTCAAATAAATTCTGAAAAAAACATATCAGAATTTATTACATTGACCGAACATGAACATAACCATGATACAATACTATAAAAAAATTGAATGATGTAGAGAATATATTTACACCAGATATTAAATGTTATTCTTTATTCAATATTCAATTCTCTTGTGTTTATTACTCTTTGTGAAAATCCAATATTCCATTAAAATTACGAATTTTCACAAAGGTTCCATGAGAAACATTTGCAACAACTTTATTTCACATAAACAACAAATCTATCAAGATGAAATATCTAAAAGAAAAAATTTATATAATTTTGTTTATTATATTTCTAATGACCTTTTTGTATTTCCAATAACAAAATATGGTGAATTTATAGATAATATTGAACCATTGTCATTTGTTTTATCGTCTTTATTCTAGAGAAATTTATATACATTTACACCCTTGAATATTTATATACGTTTGAATACCATTCCTTTGTTTGTATTTTCAAGTGTTCCTACTTGCAGTGGATTTATTGAAGCATCTTTTAATGCAGCATTGTAACTTGCATAGTCATAAATATACCCCAGTTGTTCATTGATTTTTCGATACACATATTTAACATCTTTAATTGTGATTTCTTTTCCTACCCATTCTATTTTTTTCTTATTTGCCTGAACTATTGTATCACCTTGTTGTTGTGTGTAATCTGGTACAAATGAAAATGTTGAATTATTCACTTCTCCAAAATTAAAACATTTTCCGTTTGAATATATATTGCAGTCAAATGAAGATTCCTTTATTGCATCTGTTAATTGTCCCGTTAACGTGGCTTTAATTTGTGATATTTCATATAAATATTGGTCACTAGTAAATGGGACTTTTGGACCACCAATACCTTTACTCAAATCTTTTCTTTTCAATTCAATTGATGTGTCTGACTTTAATTGTTCTGATGTGAATTGCATTAAATAAACAAATACATTAACTGTTTGTTTGTCCAAGGGTAAATCTTTATGACTACATATTCGTCTTGCTCTACCAATTACTTGTTCCAAACGCACTGGATGCCAATAAGGTTCCATAATATGAACAAAACGTGTGTTTCGTAAGTTTATTCCTTCTGAACCAGAAGATGTAATCATTAACACTTTAATGACTTCACCCATATTATTATTAACATGCCGTTGTTTCAACACATTGCTAATTGAATCGGGTATTTGTGTCCACTCTCCATTATAAATATGTCTAATTATTTCTTTTTCTTCACTTGTTTCTGTTCCTGTATATAATGCATAGGTTGGTTTACCTAAATCTTCTTCAGTCATATTAATTTCCCACTCACCCATTATTGTTTTTTTAATTCGAAATCGAGAGAAACCATTCTTATTTAAAACAAGAGTAAATAATCCTATACCTTCTGCTGTTCTAAATTGACTGTAAACCAAATGAAGACCAACATTTTCTTCTTCAGTTATATTTTCTAGAATATGTAAAAACTTTGGACTATATGTTTTTAATCCTTCTATTGAGAGATATTCATTGGAATTTTCTTCCAGACTGTTTATTGCATTTTCTAATCGTTTTTTATAATCGATACCACCTATCACGTCTAATATTTCATCAACTTCAACTTCACCTTCTTGTTCTGCATTGATATCTTGTTTTTCCACTTCTTTTTCCGCTTCTTTTAATATTTTTTTTATTTCTTGTCCGTCTGTCCCATCCTTACCATCTTTATCATCTTGTCCGTCTTTATCTTCTTTATCTTCTCGTCCGTCTGTCCCTTCCTTACTCTTTTTTGTAAAAGGCAATGGTCTATCTGGCATTACATAATTGCAAAATAATCGTGAAAAAATACGGTATGTGGATGATGCATCTTGAAAAACGTCATCTTGTGAAGATTGTTTGGGTTTTTGTTTTTTTTCAAGTTTTCTCTCTTCAATTCTTGCTGACTCGTAAGCAGTAAATTGATAATCACTCATGTTAATATTTATTACAAAATAATCAACACCAATTTCCTTGTTGTATCTAGGTAACAAATTTTCTTGTGCACTTCTGAAAAATGAAGATAAACCAATAATTCTTCTTTTTAATGCATCCACATTTTTTAGTTGATTTGTGGTTGAATCTATATAATTGCTTATAAATGTAGCAAAATCATCGGGTAATGCCTTTTTATTTTGTATTTCTACATTATGCATGATGACATCTATATCGTTATTTCTCAAGGTTCCAATTAATTTTTTCTCAAATTCATCATCACTTGGAAATTCTTCTCTTGAATTAGAAACTGATGTTTGTGTTACTCCTTTATAAGTTTGATCTATGTATTTGTTTTTAAATCCAAATGGATTTCTGGTTACCGTTAATGTTTTACTTGAAGGTGAATAATCTAAATAATCCAAACTTTTATCTCCATTCAACATGTTATACAAAGAATTACGATCCACTTTTTTACTTGTTTTTATATCTAATGGGATTTTCCACGTTTTAATATATCCACGAAGAATGTTAAAAAGTATTCCAAACTCATTCGGATAATTGATTACAGGTGTTCCTGTTAATAATACTATTTTAGCATTTTTAGCACTTAACAAATATTCATATAATTTTGAAGCCAAATTTATAGGCAAACGTTGTTTCTCTCCACGTTTATTTTCAATAATCAATTTCTCTTTTTTTATTTTGTTAACTATTCTACTAATTAAGTTGTGAGCTTCATCTATTATTACAACACAATCATCAAATAAATTTTTTGTAAATCCGTCTGTTAATTCCTTTAATTTTGGTGTTCGTAATCCATTGTAATTAATAAATGTATATTTTTGTTTTATCATTTCATTCAATTGTTCTTCCAAGGTTATTTTATCACTATCTACCAATTCACTGTAATTTGAAGTTTTACTTATATTAACAAACCATGCACCTTTTTTCTTTTGGATATAACTCACAGGCAAACTCAATACAGACGACATTGGTTCTAATGCTGTTGGATTTTTTATTGTAGATACCCATTCCCAATGTTGATTTCTTTTGTACAATAAATCACCACATTTTTTCAATTCTTCAATGTAATTAGCACGTAAGGAAGCAGGTAACATAATGATTACTCTTTTATTGTTTTTCATTCCTTCAGCTATGGCTATCGAAGTACAACTTTTTCCACTTCCTAATCCATGATACAATAACAATCCACGATAAGGAGTATATAAATTAATATAATCACGCACCATTTTTTGATGTATGAGAAGTGAAAAATTTCCGGTTGTTTTTCCAATATCATCACAAGATATCGCATTTATATTACTTTCTATCTCTTCTTTGT